AGCTTCAAGCGGCTGTTAATGACGCCGGAAAAATCGGCGAGCAGAAAGCTATCCAAGGGCAGTCCGGTCAATATGTAACTCCGTATTTCCAGCGTCCCGGCGTAATGACCGCTCCACCTAGCGTTGCCACTTCGGAAGAGGAAAAGAAAAGGGCTGCTGAACAGTTGGCAATCTCCGCTGGATTGGTTGGCAGTGCCATTGCTCCTGCATTTCTACCAGAGGCTTTAACTACCGCTGCAACAACAGGAACAATAGGAACAAGGCTCCTTGCCGGTGGAGCTGTAGGTGGAACAGCAGGAGCAACTGCTGGAGCGTTTCAAGCTGTCCCAGAACTGCTTCGAGGGGAGTACGGTGAGGCGGCAAAAACTGGATTGAGAGAAACTGCTGTAGGAGCAATTGGTGGCCCACTTCTTACTGAAACTGGAAGAGCGTTAGTTAAGCCAGCAATCGCTGCAAAAGAATTTCTCACCGGAGAAGGATTCAAAGGTGCGATGGCGACATTCTTTCGGCCAAGATATTCGCCGAGAGTTGGTTCTCTAGAGACTTCTCAACTTCGAGACATCATTGAATCGTCTACCGGAGTCAGAGTTCCGGTTGGCGTCGCCGAGGCGATTGGCGAGCCAGGACTTGTTGAGGCAATCAAGAACGCTCCAGTTGGTGCGGAGGTTACACCTCAACATATGGAAAGCCTCAAGAGGCTGATAGTTCTGAATGCCACTGAGCTTGGCGGAAAGAACACAGGAATCACGACCGATGAGCTGGCAAAGAGTGCTGTCGATATTTTGCGGAAGCGACTCGGAGCTGTCTCAAAGCCTTACGAAGACGCAATCGGAACTCTTTCAGCTCAGTTGAAGCCTTCAATCGACAAAGGTCTGATTGATGTTCAGAATTCGGCTAACGCGCTGATTCCTGGCACCACTGCAACCCCGTCATTTCTTGGCAACAAGTTCCGAGAACTACAGCAAGCTGGATACGATTTCTTCAAGCAAACCGACACCAAGAATTTCAACACGCTTCGAAACGATCCTACATATCAAAAGCTGACCGTAAAAACTCCGAGCATGTCTGAGTGGGCCAACAACATCGATGCTCAAGCGGTTCAGATGTTCAAAGGCACACCCGAACAAGCTGGTGGACTTGTTGATGAGTTTGGATTTCAGATTCCCAAGGAAGAAGTTCTCGCGACTCGCGGAATTCCTTCAACCTATCCAAAGGGTACCCGTGAATATGTGGCCGCTATCGGCAACATGACCGAAGATCAGTCCATTGATGCGCTTAGGAGATATCGCACTCAGATTGGAGATTCCATCGGAAAGGACGACTTGCTTCCCGGCCTTTCAGACAAGGCAAAGAAAGACCTTTACAAGGCAATCACCACGGACATCGACAATGCAATTTCCAATCTCCCAACAGGAACTCTTCGAGAAAAACTCGACGTTGCAAACAAGTTCCACCGCGAAAACGTGGACAAGTTCGTTGGCCGTCAAGTTCAGTCGCTGATTAAAGATGTTGGTGCAGAAGGTGGTGCCGGACCTGCGTCAATCGCCAGCAAACTAGAGTCTGCTGATGCTCCGACTTTTCTTGAGTCAATCAAGAGTGCGGCTCGACCGGAAGACGCTGCTGCAATCGATTCTACCGCGAAAGAGTACCTGTTCAATCAGGCGGCAAAGTCTGGCTTTGATCCGGTTACTGGTGAGATTTCCGTTTCTAAAGTCGTCAACTACATCAACGGTCTTGCGCCTGAAATCCAAAGCAAATTCTTCCCGAATGCGAAGCAAATTGCAGGTCTTGCAAAGCGGCAATCTGCGCTGTCTGGACTTGATCCTAACAAGGTCGTCTCAAGCCTGACTGTAGATGCCAATGTCCTTTCCGATGCTCTTGGATCAAAAGCACCTGAGGTTCAAAAGACAATTGCTGAAGCCATAAAAGCGGCTGGAGAAAGGGACAAGCAGTTGCGCGGATCAATTCTTGGCGCACTGAAGAAAGAGTCTTCAAGCGATGTGACTGACATCGTTTCTCAGAATCCAAAAAAGTTCATTAGCGGAATTGTTGAACGTTCGTACACACCCGAGCAAAGCCGCGCAGCACTGGATATGATTGGGCGAGAAAGCCCAATGCTGGTGCAGCAGCTTCAGTTTCAATATGTCAATGACTTGATCGAAAAGTACACCACCTCAGGTGTTTTGAACTCGAAGCAGTTGGCGTCTGATCTTGCGGCGGAGTCGATTGTTTCGAAAGCAAGTGATGTTCGAAATTATGCTAACGCAATACTTGGGGGAGGAAAGGTTTCCAAACTCAAGTCAGTCTTGGACAATGTTTCAAAGTTAGAAAATCTAAAGACTCCAATCTCGTCGAACGATCCGCTTGTAGAAGCAATGGCCAGAACTACTGGTGCTGCGGTTGGTGCTGCGGTCGGTGGTGTCGCCCGTATTGGACCTATTGGAACGGCGAATCAAGCGGCACAGATGGTTAAGCTCGCTCCTCGCGTAAAATACAAGATTGCCTCATACCTTCTTTCCACGCCTCAGTTGAGAGAGCTTGCCATGAAGCCAATCGGTCGATTTTCAAAGGATGAGTTAAATGCTGTTCTTCGCGGAACGGCTCAAGCTGTCGCTGCCACCGAGGGCGAGGAATCTCCCGACATCGACGAACTGCAAAACCTCGAACGATGAAAACCTCCCTCTCCAAGAAGAAAGGTAACACCTATCAGGGCAAGAAGGTGACGCTCAACAAGCCGTTCTACACGCCGGGTGAGCGGAAGAAGAGTGCTGTCTACGTTAAGAACGACAGTGGCAACGTCATCAAGGTTCGCTTCGGCGACGCGAACATGACGATCAAGAAGTCGAATCCTGAGCGTCGGAAGAACTTCCGTGCGCGGCATAACTGCGATACGGCGAAAGATCCTACGAAGCCTAGAACGTGGTCATGCGCCGCATGGTGATTTCGTCGGTAACAACTCATTCTAACTGATATGGACAAGATGAAACTTGGTGGTGGCGGACGTTTCGAGAAGCTGGTTGGTCAGCTTGAGAAGAAGGGCGTGAAAGATCCTTCGGCTCTCGCGGCCTACATTGGACGCAAGCAGCTCGGCAAGGCGAAGTTCCAATCGCTCGCTGCGAAAGGTCGTCGCCGCGCCGAACGCGAGAAGGCTAACGCCTAGGTCGTTTCTTCGCCGCCGCCTTATCAACGACGAACTTCTCTGGCTCCGCATGAGTCCATGAGATGGTTCCAACGCCGCGCTGGATGATGATCGAGCCGACCTTCTTGTCCTCCTTGTCCCTCAATCCAGCGCGGTCTGCCCTCTTGGCCATGCCGAGCATGAAGCGGCGCGGATGATTGAAGCCAAGCTCCTTCATCACAATCACCTCTCTCGCCCAGTTGGTCAGGTCTGAGCTTCCGAATCCTGAGTAGGCCAAATCTGCAACGCTCTCAGGTTTGTCGTCCTTGCCCTTCGGCTTTGGGAAGTGATGCACCAGCACCAGGACGACTCCCGTCTCCATCATAATCGGCTGGAGTAGGTGCCGCGTGAAATTCGCGCAGACCTCGATGTCCGCAGGATTGCCGCCCATGTAGGAGAGCAGCGGATCGATGTAGACAATGTCCGCCTTGGTCTTGCGAACGAGCCTACGCAGCATCGTCGCGAAATCTGCACCCGTCCTGACCGTCTCGCGGAAGAACAGCATGCCAGCTTGGCGAAGACCTTCCTGCCATCCATATTGGCCAAACACGGACATTGCCGCGCCTTTGAGGCTGTCGTGCTGATCGGCGATGTCGTTCTCAGCTTGGATGTACGCTATCTTGAGCGGTCGTACCGGCTGCACACCAAACCAAGCAGCACCCCTCGCCCAGCACAGACCCTGATAGAACGCCATCGAGCTTTTGCCGCATCCGCTCTGACCGACGAATAGGAGCGACGATCCGCGACGCAGCCATCTGTCACCGATCAGATTGTCAGGATCATTCTCAGGATCGTAATCAATGATGCTCTGGAGTGTGAACTCCTGAGGCATATCCTGCGATTCGAGGTAATCGGTGAACGCATCCCAATTCACCGACCCGACATTGATGGCCAATAGCTTCTGCTCCTTGCCATCGCGCATCACACCGGCAAGGCGAGAGAACCTGCTCGCGTTCTTGTTCTTCGGATCGATGCCAAGAGCCTCTAGCTGGCGATAGACGACATCACGACGCTCGTTCCATTCCTCCTTGTTGGCAGCGTCTACTCTGACCCATCCATGCAGACTCTTGCCGCCGGAATCGATGACGACGGACATGGGCAGCTTAGACTCTTTAAGGATCGTCCATTGCTCATCCTTCGTCTTCTCATCCATCTCAACCAGAACATGGCGGAATGATGCTACGCCGGAATCAGATCCGGTTTCGTCCAAACACGGATTAACTCTGACATACGCGCCACGGCTATCAGGACTGTTCCACATGGAACTAATCGGCGGCGTGAAGTGATGCTTTATCCATTCATCGCGCTTGAGGAATGTACCCTTGGAGTTTGGCCTACTGCGTCCCTCCTCATCGCTTACGATGTCGTTGCAGATACAGACAACTTCATCCGGCTCGAAGCAGGCTTTGAGAAGGTCTGCTGTCGTTAGTGGAGAAGGAGGTTCGGGTACTTGCTGAATCTTCTGCACAACGAACTTGCCGGTCGTTGATACGGGCGTACCGCTCTGTGCTGAGAGAAGCCAGCCCTTCGGCTTGTCGTGCGCCACGTTCATCGCCTGATTCACCTTGTGGGCCAATTCATGTGCATTCCACGGCGGGACGCATTTCTCGTTGTACTCGGCGAGCAGTGCTTCAGCC